GCAATGGGTTTGTAGCTGGCAGACATCTTGGCGCCATCAGCCAAAAACTCATCAAACATACCTTCTAGTTCGCCAGCACACTCTGAAACTTTTTCACGCAACCGATCCTGAATAGTAACTTTGGCCACAGCAGATTCTTCTTCAGTGACCACAACTTTGACTTCGTCTTTGGCCGCAAGCATTTCTGCAATCATGCCTTCGAGTTTGATCTGTTCGGGGTCTAGTAACTCAAGGCCCACTAGGTTCATGCGGCATACCCAGGCTGGAGTAAGACGAATCTGGCTGTCAGGAATGGCACGAATCTTTTTGGCATCCTTAGCACGTTCTTTGACTTCTAGCCAATGCACAATCATGTCCTTGGCATCTTTTTTGCCATAGTGGTAATTGTACCAACTAAAAGCATTGCTCATGGCACTGACACGATTTTCTGCGGGCTGTGTGCGCCATTCGGGCTCACCGCCGGTGTATTTGGTTTCTGGGCTTTTGGGGTTCAGCAGTCTAACACCTGTGGTGCTGGTAGCAGAAAGTGTTTTTGAAGCAGTGCGTGCCATGAAGTGTCCTTGGTTGCAAGTTATTTTGTAATTATACAACAAACCAATTTATTGGTCAACCGTACAATAATCGAGCAAAAGTTAGGTGTTTTTCCAAATTGTCCAGCAGTTCGTTGCACTCGTTTTTGAGGCTTTGATATTTGGAGGTTTCTTTTCGAAGCCTACGACATTCTACACTTTCTTGATCCAAGCGATTTAGTGCCACATCCAGAGTATGCAACATGGTCAGCAGTTCACGCTGAGCTTTTTTGTTGCTGACAGCTCGTATTTGGGCATAAACTACATCAATTCGCTGAAATATCTCGTTCATATTGTATTTTATCTGGTCTAGTATATAAGGTCAATTTCACAATAAATACACTACTATGCCAAGATTAAGCCTGTACCGCCCCAATAGAACCAAAGATTATCAATTTTTGGACCGTACCATCCGTGAAATGTACACCGTGGGCGGACTAGACATCTATGTACACAGATACATGGGACCACAAACTGGTGGTGAAGATTCAGCTTTTTCAGGCAATGCCGATGCCACACAGCCGGTGTATGATGATCTCAGTGTGTTGAATATTCAAGATCTGTTGTTGTTGGAAAACCGTGATCGTGTGTATGACCCTGATGTATATGTCATGCGTGGTGTGTACCGGGCACAGGATGTGGATTTTGATCTCAGTCAATTTGGATTGTTCCTAAACAACGACACATTGTTTATAACATTCCACTACAATGACATGATTGATATCTTGGGTCGTAAATTGATGTCGGGCGATGTGATTGAAATTCCCAACTTAAAAGATTACAACCCACTGAACAGTCAACTACCGTTGCCGCTGCCACGGTACTATGTCATACAAGATGCGTCGTTTGCCCAAGAAGGATTCAGTCAAACTTGGTTGCCACACTTGTGGCGTATCAAGGCCACTCCCATGGCAGACGCACAAGAGTACAAGAGCATCACAGATCGGCCGTTTGTCACAGAGTATATTTGGGACCCAAGTGATTTTTATCCTCAAGGTGCCATTGTCAACTATGGTGATGTGTATTATCAAGCTCAACGCAATGTACCAGCTGGCACAGAAATAACCAATACCACATACTGGAGAGAATATACCCCGGCCACTATCAGTGATGCGCAAGGTACTCGTGTCAAAGATACCGAAATTAACGATGCTATACTCACGCAGGCCGAGATTGAAGTTCCTCTCAGTGGCTATGACAACACCAAGTTTTATATTTTGCCCACACAAGATGGAGAACCAGCTAATCCTGATGGGCTGACTGCAGATAACACTGACACCACTGTGGACACCACAGCTGGTGGCATGGGTGTTACTCCCAAAGCCGAAGGTTACACACTGGGCTATTTGACTGGTGACGGTGTTGCGCCCAATGGCTTACCGGTTACTCCGGGTGTTGCTTTCCCACCAAATCCTGTGAGTGGTGCGTATTGCTTGCGTTTGGATTACAGGCCAAATCGCTTGTTCCGCTATGATGGCAAACGCTGGATCAAGATTGAGGACAAAGTTAGAACTGATTTATCAAACGGTCCTCTCAATGAAACTTTACGCTCGGGCTTTGTCAACAATACATACACAGTGCCCACTACAGACATGGGCAACATACCAAGTCGTCAGAGCCTGAGTGAGATCTTAAGACCCCGAGCAGACAATGGTGATGACGGTGGAAATTTACCACCCAATCCAAGACCGCCAGGAGTGAAGTAAATGCAACAATTTTTTTACGATGAACAGCTACGCAGATTCTTGCTACAATTTGCCAGAATCTTCAGTGGGTTTCAAGTTGAATATGGCCGCCAAGAAAACAGCGACGCGGCAGCTTTGTTGCGTGTTCCTGTGCGTTATGGCGATGCCAGCAGAAATGCTCAAACCATTATTCAAGAAAACTCTGCCAGCAGTTTGCCGTCAACCCCGTTGATGACTTTTTATATTGCTGCCTTGGATTATGATCGTCCCAGAATGCAGGAACCCAACTTTGTCAGCAAGATTGCTGTGCGTCAACGCACCTATGACACTGCTACAGACACATACGAAACCAGCCAGGGCAATGCGTTCACAGTAGAACGATTGATGCCAGTACCGTACAAAATGACCATTAACTTGGATCTTTGGACTTCAAACACCAATCAGAAATTTCAGTTGATTGAACAGATTGTTACGCTGTTCAATCCCAGTTTGGAATTGCAAAGCACTGACAACTATATTGACTGGACCAGCTTGACAGTGTGCGAATTAGAAAGCACAACCTTTAGCTCACGAAGCATACCAATAGGCACAGAAAATCCTATTGATATTTGTACCATGAGATTCAATGTGCCAATTTGGATCAGTTCACCAGCCAAGGTCAAGAAACTGGGTGTAATTGAGCGCATAATTTACAATGTGTTTGACAGCAACGGCGACGCCGCAGATGCATTGCTCAACAATGATTTGTTGTTGGGCACACGTCAGTTAGTTTCTCCTTACAATTACAAGATTGTTTTGATTGGAAACAAAATACAAGTTTTACAACAAAGCAGTGTTACCAATGAAGATCCTGCTGATCTTGCTCCTGAGCAATTGGATGCCAACAGCAATCTCATGTGGCCAGCAGTGATCAATCTCTACGGTGTATTACGGCCAGGTGTGAGTCAAATCAGACTTGAACAGCCTGATGGTACAGAAATTATTGGTACCATTGTGGTTGATCCCAACGATGACAGATTCTTGCTGTATGATGTTGACATTGACACTGTGCCAAGAAATACATTGGATCCAGTAGACGCTGTGATCAATCCACTGTTGTCGGGTCCTGGCGATGGACTAGACAGTGCATTGGAAGGCCAACGATATTTGTTGACTGAGGCAACTGGTGCAGAGGAAAATTTTGCACCGGCTACAGCCTGGGTTGGTGGTAACGGACGTCCACTGATTGCTCAAGCCAATGATATTATTGAATATCGTGGCGGGTACTGGCAAGTGGTATTCCCAGCCAATGAACAAGCTGGCGGACAATATGTCACAAATGTCACCACTGGTGTGCAGTATTTGTGGACTGGTGATTATTGGACCAAGAGTTATCAAGGTGTGTACTTGGGGGGTCAATGGAGTCTAGTACTGTAAAGGCGGTTGGAGTTTGGTTTAGATCCAACTCCACCGGAAGATATCTTTACCTACTGCGCAATGATCCACGTCATCCCGGTGCTTGGGGGTTGCCAGGTGGCAAAGTTGAAACTGGCGAAACCTTGCTGGGTAGCATGGAACGAGAATGCATTGAAGAGCTAGGTCAGTTTCCCACATACCAACAACTGCTGCCACTGGAAAAATTTACATCGGCCGATGGACAATTTGAATACAACACCTGGGTCTGTGTTGTAGAAACAGAATTTCAACCTGTGTTAAATCACGAACATCTAGGATATGCCTGGATTGACTATGGTACTTGGCCTAGGCCCATGCATCCTGGTCTTTGGAGCACTGTAAACATTGA